TCCACATAGGCCGCGTTGCTGCCGACGTTGACGCCGCTGAACGAGTTGGCCTTGCCGTTCTTGTCGCGACCCTCGACCACGATGTTGCCGGCGGTGCTGACGGCTTGCCGGTTGCCCAGGTCTTCCGGGGTCGGGCTGCCGACGTTCGGCGAGCCGCCGGGAGGAACCATGCCGGCAGCCGGGCGCGCCGCGGGGGCCTGCGCTGCAGCCTGCGTGTAGTCCGGGCCGATGAACTGGCTGAGTCCCGACGGGGTGTCGCCAGGGCCGCCTGGGTGGCTGGTCACCGTCTTGGCCACCTGCGCCAAGCCGCGGCCGACCAGCCCTGCGATGTTGCCCATCTGCTGGCCGTAGGTCATCGTACCGTCCGGGTTGGCCGGCGGCGTGCCTTGCGGCGGATTGACCGACCCGCGGCCTTGGTTCGCCGCGGCGCGTGCGGCGGCTTGGGTGGCGGTGATTTGTTCTTGTGTGGCCATGGTCTTAGGTCGAGCTGGTGGAGCTGATGGTGGCGGCGGCGTTGATGCCGGCCATCGCTGCGGCGGCCACGTGGCCCACCGCGTTGGCTGCGCCGATCGCCGCGCTCGAACGGGCCCGGGTCAACTCGCTGTACGTTGCCTGATTCGTCTTCCACGACTCCAGGTTGACGGCCGTGTCCCCTTGCACAAGGCGAGCTTTTGTTTCTCGATTGGCGGACATGGCTTTGTAGAGGTCGAGTGAGGTGCCGTACATGCGGTTGCGTGCTTCGAGGATAGCTGCATATGCATCTGCGCCGAAGCCTTTCAGAATCGACGATGCGAACACCTGCAAGTATTGCACGGCATTGTCGAATGCCTTCTCGCGATACTGGATCGTCTGCTGGATCGCGAACTTGTAGAACTCGACCGCCATCTCGGCCTGCTTGATCACGATGTCCGAGGTCGCCTGGGCCACCTTGTCCTGGGTGTTCTGGCGGATCATCTGCTGCTGCATGAGCAGCGCGCCCGGCGGCAGGATGAAGCCGCGCGAGGCCCACTCGCCCAGGGTCTCGCCTTCGGCCCGGTCGCCGTCGGCCATGATGCGCGAGCGCCCGCGCTGGAAGATCGCATCCTCCGCGGCGACCGGCATCGAGTAGCCCTTGTTGGTCAGGATGCTCACCAGATCCGAGATGCCGGTGTCTTCGGTCACGAAGGCCGGGTAGAACGACGTGAGGTAGCTGGCGAACAGGTTCGACAGCTTGGGGCCGATCGCGTCGATGCCGTACTGCACCGAGAACTGGTTCAAGTCCTTGATGATCGCGATGATGTCGTCGTTGAGCGGGTCGCCGCCGGTGGTCTGCCCGTGGCGCTGCCACTTCGGGATCGTGATCGTGTCGGGGAACGAGATGTCCGGCACCCGCTCGTCGCCCAGCGTGAGGGTCAGATCCTTGAAGGCGGTGACCGGCTTGAGTTCGTAGGTGGCCGGGTAGGGGAACCAGGACGCGTCGGCCCAGGCGTCCACCAGCGCGGTCTGGTGGGCTGCGGTCTGGACCGCGTTGTCGATGATTTCTTGGACGTCAGAGGCGGACATGTCAGTTTCCTGGTAGCTGGGTGATGACGCGCCGTGCTTCCTGCTCGGTGAAGTCCTTGTTGGCCATGGGCGACGGCACGGCGTTGCGCAGCACGGCCACCAGCTGGCGCATGCCGTTCACCTCGCGGTAGCCCGTCACGCCCGCATCGGCCTGCTCGATCGCGACCTGATCCTCTTGCTGGGGCTCGACGACGCCGCCCTGCTTGCCGATCACGAGCCCGCGGCGGCCGATCCAGGCCACGGTGAGGTCGTTGAGGATGCTCGCGCCCGAGCCCGGCAGCGCGCCGTAGGGCAGCACGACATCGAGCGACATCTTCTCGGGGTCCATGCCCGGCAGGAAGTAGGTCGCCTCGGTGGTGGCCACGAACACGCCGTTCTTGACCGGCAGCGCGACGGCGATCGGCGCGGGGAAGGGCAGGAAGTTGAACGCCGGCGAGAACCATCCAGGCGCGAAGCGGTCGCTGTAATACAGCACGTTGCCAGAAACGATGTAGACCCGGGCGCCGTGCGTGAACAGCGCGCTGCCCGCGGGCGGCGGCCGCACGAACTGCGTGGCCAGCGTCTGCCCGGCTTCGGCGTTCACGTCGGTGATCAGCACCTGCCCGCTCACGTTCGCGGTGGTGGCCACGCGCAGCGGCTCGGTGCCGTTGGCGCCCGTGCAGTAGACGTTGATGCCCACCACGGTCGGGTCGCTCGATGCCACGATGCCCGTCGCACGGATCGCCGCGGTGCCGTCCTGGGTGCGGTCGCTGTGGCTGATCGTGATCTGGTTGGTCATCGGCGCACCCGACTCCTCGCCGTTCGCGCGCACGTAGGTGTAGGTGCACTGGTACTGGCCGTCGAACAGGTTGCCCGCGGCTTGCACCAGGGTCGGCGCGGCCGGTGGCACCGCGATGCCCCAGGCCCGGTTGCTGCTGCCCACGAGTTGCCCGGTGAGGATGCCGTCGGTCCAGAACACCGAGTCGGCGCGGCGCGCGAACGCCACTGGAGCCCCAGCAGTGACCGTGGCCACCTGCTCGGCGGGGTAGGGGGCGGTGCCGGTGGCGGCGAAGCTCTTGAGTGCGGTGCCGTCAGCGAAGTAGCCGCGGCCCGTCTCGCCGTCGAACCACACGCTGCGCACCGCGGTGCCGGCCACCGCCTTCACGGCGCCCGCACGACGATGCAACCGACCGGAGTTGTCGATGTCGACGTTCACCGCGTTGCGCAGCTGGTCCTTGCCGAGTGCGCTGCTGGGAAGTCGGTTGTTGACTCCCTTGGTGAACGGGCCGATCTTGGAGGGGTCGGCCTTGAACATCATCGAATCCAGGAAAAGCCGTTGGTGCCAAAGACGAACTGCGAGTTCGAGATCAGTCGAGATCGCAGATCGGCCTTGCACTTCTCGACAGCAGCCTCGAAGGCGGTCTTGTGGGCGGACGCTTCGGTCGGGTCGCCCGAGTCGGCGTCGTGGTTGCGCATGGCGCGGAAAGCGGCCCAGGAGAGCACGTCGTAGACGTAATCGTCGGGGATCTCGCTCTCTTTCTCCAGGCACGTGTCGTCATAGGTCGACAACGGGGCGCGCGCCACGCGCAGGTAGACGGTCTTGCCGTCCTGCTCGGCGGCCGGCGCCGGGTAGAGCACCATCGCCACACGCGCCTTCGACTGGAACGTCAGCAGCTCGTCGGTCGAAAAGGCGGTCGGGCGGCCGGGCGTGAGCGGCGCGTAGTTCGACGGGTCGAAAAAGATCGTGTCCGGCGGCGCCAGCTCCATGATCAGCGTGCGGCCCACGCGCTTGATGTCGAACGTGTCAGCGTCGTAGCGCGCCGAGACGACCGCGTGGGTCGCTTGGTGCAGCAGGTAGCGGCTGACGCCGGCCTGCAGGCTCACCTGGGTGACGGCCGGGGTGTCGGCGTCCCGCAGGATCATCGTCTCGCGGCAGAATTTCTTCTCCGCGTCCCCGATGTAGGAGAGCAGCGTGGCATCCGACCACTGCTGGTCGGACGTGCCGTAGACCTGCGTGCTGTAGTCCCGGAGGATGTTGCGACGCAGTTCGTTGAGCTGATCTCCGAGCTTCATGGGCGGGCTTTACGCCGCCTGGGCGACGCGGGGCGCGGCGACGAAGCGGAAGGGGAAGCGCAGGCGTTCGCGGTAGCCGACCACGTTGTTGTAGCCGTCCAGGACCGGCACCGACGCCACGGCGTCCTGCAGCACCTCGATGACTTCCTCGGGCACCGCGGCGGGCTCGCCGGCGCGCAGCATGTACGAACGGCCGTTGACGCCGATGAACTGGCCGGTGGGCGGGATCTCGTCGCTGTCTTCGAGCTGAATCCACACACGCTTGGCGGCCTTGGGCAGCGGCGCCGGGCCCTGCTGGGCGGGCGGGGTGGACACGACGACATCCAGGTTGCCCTGGACTTCGGAGTCATCGCCAAAGGCGTTGAGGTGTGCGGTCATTTTTGTTCCTAGTCGTTGTCAGATTCTTCGCCCGAAACGGCTTCCTTGAACGCGGTCTCGAAGGCATCGCTGGCGGGCGGGTGCGGGCGGCGCGGCTGAACGATGTCCAGGGCGTCCTCGATGAACTCCACCAGCTGCTCTTTCTTCTCGAACGTGTAGGTGACCCAGGGGTCTTGCCAGCTCGTCTTGGGCTTTTGGTTCTCGGCCGAGATTTTAGGGTCGAGGCAGGACACCTCGAACCCGTTGCGCGTCTTGCCGATGCGGATCAGTTCGTCCATGAGGTGTCCAGAGATGGGCTCGCAGGAGGCCGACGAGCCCATCGTCCGCTTTAGCCGTGGATGACCAGATAGAAGGTCTTGGACGCGGGGATGATCGCGGCCTTGAGCGTCACGCCGCCCGTGTCGACCACCACACCTGCGGCCACCAGGGTCATGGTGCCAGCAGCGACGCTGTTCAGCACGCCGGTGCCCATGCCGTCGAAGTATTCCTGGGTCGACAGGTCGGTGATGTTGACCAGCGCGATGTACCGCGGGGTGAAGCCGCAGTTGATGTACGTGTCGACGGCAGCCACGGCGTCCGAGACGATCTTGGCCGAGTAGAAGTTGACGACGCCGGCCGAAACGTTCGGCGAGCCGGTCTGAATTGCGAGAGCCATGGTGAATCCTTGAAGGTGTTGGGAGGAAGCAGGGGCTCAGGGCCCCTGCCAGCCGTCACGCATTACAGCGTGGCAGCGCATTCCAGGCGGCACATCCAGGCATCCTGCAGGATGACCGTCGCTTGGTAGGCCTTCCAGCCCACGGTGCCGCGTTGACCCAGCGGGTCGCCGGGCGCCGGCTTCGGATTCACGACCATCGGCGTCAGCGAGTCCTTGCCCTTGAGCGGGACCATGCCGAACGCGTCGCGTGCCAGATACAGGATCGGGTACACGTCGTAGTTCGAGCCGGTGGTCGAGCGGTAGGTCACGCCGGCAGCGCCTGCGTCCGCGAAGGGCGCGAAGATCGTGCTGGTCAGGTAGCGCACGCGCTCGACAGCACCGATCTCGTTCTCCCAGGGTGTGACCGTGCCGTACTGCTTCGTCGGGATGAAGCCCGTCATGTTCCGGATGTCGGTTTCGAGGTCCGGGTGGGCGAGGCCGATGAAGGCCGCTTCCACCGGCTCGGTGCGGTAGTCCGGGGTCGACTTGACGATCTTGGTGATCGGCTTGGCGTTCTGGCGCGTGAGCGACGTGGTGACCGAGCGCTGCAGGCCCAGGGTGATCGTGCCGTTGACCAGATTGCGCGAGGCCACCGTGGCGCCAGCGGCACCGGCGCGGAACACGTT